TTTTATAAGGGCATAATATGCCAAATAACGGTAGGGAAGATCAAAACCCGTGGACGAAATGGTATTGGTCTGATTGGGAGGCCGATACTGGTCTCCAGTTATGCGGATTAAAGGCTCAGGGCCTATGGATTAAGATGCTTTCTATAATGGCAAGGAGTAAAAAGAAGGGTTATTTACTCTATGGTGATAAGCAAATGGAAAGCAAAGACCTAGCAAAATTAACAGGTGAAACAGTTGATGAAATTGAGATACTATTAAAAGAACTTATCGATCACGGTGTACCGTCAAAAAATGAGGATGGTATTATATTTAATAGAAGAATGGTAAGAGAAGCAAACCTTTCTCAGATTAGGGCAGAAGCTGGTCATTATGGAGGTATTGGTAAAAGCAAACCTAAAGCAAAATGTAAGCAAAACTTAAGCAAACACACAAGCAAAGCGCAAGCAGGCTCTGCTTCTGCTTCTGCTTCTGCTTCTGCTTCTGCTCTTAATTCTTCTCTTAAGAAAGAAAAGAAAGAGAAGAAGATCCCTCTTTCTCATGTTCCTGAATCTTTCATAGAGTCTTCAAAGAAAGAACTCCCAAGGATCTTTTCGGAAGGAGGACATTTGGAATTATTGACACCGGTCGTTCTTGATTATCTTATTTCTCTGTCTTGGGATTATGAAGAACTTGATCTTGAGGATGTGATTAAGGGTAAATTTGCGAGTTGGCTGAAATACCCGTTAAATACAAAATCAAATATCTGTCTTCAGTTCAGAAATTGGTTCAGTATTGCGAGAAAAATAGAAAAAAGAAGAGAAAAAGAAAGACTGGTTGGTAAATATACTCCAGAAAAATGAGACTCTAATGAATAAAGAAAAGCCAGAAATCATCACTCTCTATCGTGAATATGCGAAGACCTCGGGAATCAAGGCTGAGCTTATTCCTTGGCAAATTATTATCATCGAAAACTTTATCAATAACGTCCTCACCCCCAATGGATTGGGGATTACGGAATTGACAAACTCCAAATGAAGTATAATATTGTCTGTATATCCTCCTATTTCACGCGGACAGGGAGGGTGAGTGGCAGAGACCGCAGTTCGCGGAAGGCCTAAGCCGCCCAACAATATCCACTCATCCTCCCAACTTTTAAGGAGACGAACATTGAAAACTACGAAAACCAAAAGCACCAGAGAGCACATTCTTTCTAAAAATTGCTGGTGTAATCCAAGAATTGAAAGTTTTAAAACGGGGAAAAAATTGGTTGTAAAAAATAAAAAAAGGAGCAAGTAATGTCACCCATTCTCGTCGGTTCTTTCGCAGAACTCTGGTCGAAAATCGGAAATGGTACAAAATTTACGATCGAAGACATGGAAAACATGATGGCCGTAAAAGACAACGAAGGTAAAACTTTTACTGTCATCCACCGCGACAAGATTTTTGAACTTCCCCACTCCGCGATCGTCGAGTATTTCAAGTCTCACGCGAAACCCGAAAAACAAATGTCGGCGTCGGAAGAAAACGAAAAACTAAAAAAACTTCTTGACGAAGCAACCCGTGAACTTGAGATCCTTAAGGGTCGGGCCTCAACATCAGAAACGGTTCCCGAATTTGAACACGAAGCCCTTCCTACCCCGATGGCCCCGCCTTCCCCCCTTGATCCCCGGGACAAGCCGGAATCAATCGAAGAGATGCAAGAACGCCTGAAACGTGAACTCCTGAACACCGTCCCTAAAGTTAGAAATACGAAGTAAACATGGCCTACGGATTGGCTCGATTATCTTACGAGAAAAAAAAGTTTTATTCGTTATGGAAAGAAGTCGGGTTCAATCCTAAATATCGAAACGATTGCCTATCACGCGCCGGCTATGCGGCCTCAACAATCCGAACACGAGGGAAAAAGATCCAACGTGAGATCCATGAGATCGTCAGCGGCGAGATGGATCGCCAGGGAATGACACTCACGAAATTGGTTTCCGTTCACAAGGAACAACTTGAAGCCAACCTTCCAGAGCGTCATATCCTCACGAAAGACGGAACTCAAGTACCACTTCCATCTTCTCCGGATAACCATGCGCGACTCAAAGCCTTAGACATGGCCTATGAGATCAAGGACGCCTACCCCTCAAAAAAACTAGAGATTAATCAACGAAAAGATATCGCCATAAGAATTACCATGGAATCGCTGAAAGCGGCCGAGGAAGCAACCGGAGAAAAAATTATTGACTTGATTCCGGGTGAAGATTGGGAACCCGAAGACGACAAGAAAGAAGGCGAGGAAATAAGTGGAGAACGAGAACCTTGTAATCTCCTCGAATAATCTCCCCCAGGCCCTTAACCGGGACTATTGGAGATCAAAATCTCTAAGTCTCCATTTTCTTTGTACCGCTATATTGAGAGAGGCCTGGAAAGATAAGTTCCGGAACTTCGGCGTCCTCCATAAGATGCTTTGTGATTTTTTGGACCCGAATATTCAAGACGGTCGCCGTCTTTTTGTTTCCGTGTTCCGCGGGTCTTTTAAAACCACCGTCATCCTGGGATTCGCCCTGTTTATGTTTTGTTGGGCTCACGTCGAGGGCCGTCCAATCTCCATCGTCTACAACACCGGAACCAAGGACAATGCCGAACTCTTCATGGCTGAATTCCAACACGCCCTCATGGGATCGCCAATGCTTCAATGGATCTTCGGACTCCCACAAGGAAAAGATGGTTACGATAAATTTACACAATGGATGGTAAAGCTCGGCGAAGTTTGGTTCACCGTGTCTTCGCTCGATACGACGCAGGTCTCTCGCCATTTTGATGTCATCATAAATGACGATTTGGTTCACAATAAAAACGCATACTCCGAAACCGAACGTGAAGACGTAAAGCGGAAATGGAAACTCCAGAAAGCCATTCTCACGAAATATAAAAAGTTCAACGTCGGATTTGAAGTTGACGTGGGAACTCTTTATCATCCCAATGACCTTGTTTCCCATATCATTAAAAACGTTGACTCGTATAAGAAATTCATCGTCCCCTATGCCATTGGTGATGGCCGGGGCCGCGTGGACCCCTTCAAAAAAAATGGAACGCTCGCCTTTCCCGAAATGTTCACATGGGAAGATTTTCAAGAACGGAAAACCGATATGTCGGTGGGAGAAGATGACTTCGCCCTTCAATATGAACTCCGAATCATCGATAGTGCGGATAAAATCTGTTATCAAAAATGGATCAGGAATTTCATTGACGGACCCGATAATTATTGGCGAACGCTTATCGTAGATCCAGCGGGAACGGAAACAAAGAAAAATGATCCGTCTGGATTCTTGATTTATGACGTTGACGAGAAAGGGAAAATCTATATCATCAAAGCAGAGGAAACTTGGTTGACTCCATATAAAGTCCTGATGTATGCACAGGAATTAAGCGACACTTTTCATATCGATGAAGTATTATTTGAAAAAGAAAAATATTCGATATCAATAGAAAGCATGGTCGAAACCTGCGCTCCAGGTTTTATCTTCTCGTTGATTGAACACCATAACAAAAAGAAGGAAGTAAGAATCCGCGGCGTCAAGCCCTGGCTTGAAACAGGAAGAATTCTATTTGGCTCGGGATGCGAAAGAATCACAAGTCAACTCCTGGATTATCCCGACGTTGAACACGATGATTTATGTGACACGCTTGCTTATGCCGTGAAAAACGTGAACCCCCCGAAAGCTGGAACGGTACGTGAAGACGATCCAAAACAAAAAGAATTTGCGGACGAGATGATAGAAAATCTCAAGAAGATGGAAGACTTGAAATTGAAGGAGAATTACGATGCGCTTTTTTAAAAAACTCAGGAAGGTCTATGCGTCCATTCTTGTGATTCCAGGCCTCCTGGAAACCTTGATCGAGGGGCAGGAAGCGATTGCTAATATGCCGGAAGATATTCTTAATTCTTTGAAGGAAGTTCATTCGTTTCAAGGGATATTGAAAGATGAGATTAGACACGGATACAAAGTATCCGTAGATTCTGCGGAAAAAGTCAACCTCACTCTCGAAATACTTGCCGATAACTTTCAACATCAGGCCGATGGGTTCAAGGCAATGGCGGACTACTTCAAAAAAGAAAATGAGATCACCGCTATTGCCAAAGAAGAGTCAAAAAAACACGAACCCTCGGCGCATGACCTGATCTTTTGAGGAACGCCATGGAAAACAAAAAGTGGTTCAAAATCAACGGTGTCGAAAAAAGTGAAGAGGAGTTCGCTTCCTGGGTTGACGATCAAGCCAAGAAGCATCCCGTGGTTTCAGCCCATCACGGGAAGTGGAAGGAATTAATGGCGTGGGAAGCCGGAGAACAGTTCTCGATTTGGGATGATCGAGAAAGAGAATTGAAACCCGTCAGTTTTGTATTGAGAAAAGCCAAGATCGTTATTAACCTCTTGAAGCCGCTTGTCGAAGTCTTGGATTCAAAGATCGCCTTTTTACATTCCGCCGTCGGGATCCCAAACTCCGGCGAAACAAAAGATTTATTCGGCTCCCAAGTTGCGACAAAACTTTTGGGATTTAATGACTACGTGAACGGATTCCAGAACAAACTCGGGCGTTCCAAATACGACCTTCTTAGAACCGGAAACGCTTGCCTGAAATGGGTGTGGGATTCTGAATATCGAGAGACGAGCGTTGCTCCAAGGAAAGAAGGTAAAGCGGATTTAACCAAAGAAACACGGGAACGCGGGGAACTCCTGTGTTTCAATGTCCCGATATTCAACGTCAGGCCCGATCCCACGGCCCTTGACCCTACGGAGATGCGGTGGATTATTGAACTCAAGGAACTTACCGAACAAGAACTACTTCGGGCCTATCCCGACGCCAAGGAATTTATCGGGGAACTCTCCCCCGGCGGTGATAAGTATAGCGGCATGAACGTCAATGAAGACGAGAAAGATAAAGACGAGCCAACTTATATCGTCAAGGAATATTGGGAGAAACCATCATCCGATTACGAGAAGGGGAGACGACTGGATTTTTGTGAGAAGAGATGCTTATTCTCCGATGACAACCCGACCCCGGGAGCGGACATTCCATACTTTTTCTTGTATTACAAAAAGACTCCATATTCTTTCTGGTCTTTGGGTCCGCTTCACTTCGTTCAGGATCTTCAAAGATTTACAAACCGGCTTGTTTCCATGGCGTTTGAACACGTCGAGTCTTGGCGACCCAAGATGATGGTTGGGAAAAATGCCCTGCGTAACGCTTCGGCCTTTACCGTTGATCCCTTTGAAATTCTTGAAGTTGATTTTTCAAAAGGAGAGCCCCGTCCAATTACCATGCCTCAACTGGATTCTCAGGTCGGAGCGTTACGAGATTTCTTCATCTCGTCCTTGGATCGGGTATCAAATATTCATGAAGTCAGTTATTCCAGGCTTCCTCAATATGCAAGCCGCGCCCCGGCCAGTCTCTATCAACAGATGATCGAACAGGAATCTCTCAAGCTTGATCCCATGATTGGCTTGGCAAACGATACGTTTATCAACATGGATAAACTCAGGCTTGAGATCATGGATAAGCATTACTCGATGCCTAGGAAAATAAAAGTCGTAGGTCAAAACCGTGCCGCGACAATCGCTTATTACGATAAAGGCGACTTGAACAGAAACTTTGATGTCCGGTTGGAAATGGGGATCTCTATCAACCAGTCGCCATCCATGCAGGTCAAACTCATCACGGAACTTTGGGGCCAAGGTATTCTCGATGAATCATTCAAACCCAAGATTATCCGGATGTTGAACCTTGGAACCGGGGAGTATGATCTTCGAGATGATATCGCCGATACCGAAAAAGCGATTCGGGAAAACCAGTCGTTCATCGATAAAACCTATGACAAGGAATTCTCGAAGGGCGGGATTTTCTTTTATATCCATGACGATCACAATCTCCACCTCGAATACCATTGCGGACTGATTAAGACCGAGGAAGCCATGCAATGGGAGGAGAAAGAGTTAATGGCCCTGGCTGAACATATCAACCAGCATTTCCAAACGACCATCGCCCTATCCCAAGCCATGAAGCCTCCCCTGTCCGCCCCGGGCGCAGGAGGCCCAGGTGGCGTTCCTGGGGCTCACCAAGCCTCAGCCGGCGATGAAGGCGGTGGCGGCGCGGCTCCCGGACCTATTCCATCGGAAGAGAACGCAACCCCGGCCCCCGGTGGTGGAGAAACACAGCCTCAAGCACAACCTGAAGGATAACCAGACTTGACAATACCTGATCTTGGTGTTAATTAAACAAATAGGAGATTAACTATGCCAGAAGAGACAAAACCGGAAACCCCCGTTGCTCCGGCTAAAGTCGAACTCCCTAAAGCTGATTTTTTCGGTGGAAACAAGATGATGAAGTTTGCTGAACAGTCGGGATTTTTTAAATCATCCGATGACGACGAAGCAACTCCCTCTCCGATTCCGCAGAAAAAAGAAACTCCGTGTCCTCAAGGTTCTCCGTGTGCTGAAAAAAAAGAAACTGCGCCGGTTAAAAAATCCAACGAGAGTGAAGAGCGAGAAAGACAGCTTGCCGAACGTGAGCGAATTCTTAATGAACGGGACGCTCAGTATGAAGCTATCTCTGGACCGCTTAACAAACTCTTGGATCGATTTGACGCCGGAGATTTTAACCAACCCACAAAACCAAAAGATGAAAAGGATCAGACCGAGGAAGATCTTGATCTTGACCTCGTGGCTCCAGGATTGAAAAAAATCATCCTTGAGCAAAAACAGTCTATCCAGAATCTTCAAGGGATTGTGGCGAGATTTGGAGAGTCCTCAAAAGAAGCCGAACTTCAAAGGGCCAAGATGGCGATGGAGTCCTCTTTCATCGATGCCAGGAAAGAAAACCCTTTCGATGATGTCTTCGTTGAAGACAAAAGCTTCCCGAAGTTAAGCGAGGATCTTTATGCCGGTCTTGTTTCCGTTCTGGTAAAAAGAGATCAGAACTCCGGGAAACCACTCAAGTCTATGGCTGGCTACATGAGAGAGGCCGCGAGAGGGATGAAAACTTTGCAAGATAAACTGAAGGGCGGAGTAACTTCTTCGGAAGCCCCGACTTCAAAGACTATCTTAGAGAAATATCCCGATATCGCCAACGAGATCGGACAACAGGCAATTGCCGATTATCTGAACAACCAGAGATCGGCCCCCGTTGCAAAAAGCGGAAGCGCTGAAACAAAAAGCGTTGACCGCGGCAATGGCAACAGAAAATTCAAAGGCTTAGACGACGCCCTATCGGCGGCCTCAAATGATCCACTCATGGACTCCGCGATGGCCGAATTTATGATAGGTGCCCCAAAAACTTAAAAATAACCCAGGAGAAATAAAATGTCAGTCCTTCAAATGGGAACGGCCGCAACCAACGCGCTGTTCCTTGAATTCATTCTCCCCGGTCTCAATATTGAGATTCGAGAGAATACCAAAATGTACGACCGTTTCAAAACGGATAAAGAATCGGTCGTTGGCAAATACGCCGTCTTTAAATGTCTGACGGCCGCCCCTCAATCCGCTCGTCCGTCTTCGTCTTCCACCCTCCCCACCCCCAAACAGGGGACTTACGCGGAATTCTTGCTCTACATGAAACGCGCCATGTACGCCACCCTTCAATTTGATGGACTGGCGGTGGCTTGCGGTAAAGGCAAGGGAGCCGTCATGTCCTTGCTTAAAGCCGAACTCAAGGGTATTGGAATTACGATTTCCAATAAACTGAACCGGCAGTTTTGGGGAGACGGATCGGGTCGGTTGGCCCAACTTGCGGCCGCGGTCAGTAATTCCGTCACCGCAACCGTCAATGGCCCCCTGTTCGGTCAAGACTCCAACGGCTACACCGCCCCCTCTCAGTACCTTGACGCCGGGATGTCCGTTGATGTCTATACCACGGCCGGGGTTCTCCAGGCCGAAGACATCACGATCTCGTCTATCAGTAAAGGCGGAGCCGGAACGGATACCTTGACGATGGCTTCTGCCATTACCGCCGACGACGACGCGTATCTTTTCGATCACGATACCTACGCTTCGTCTCAAGCGGCCGGTACCGGCGTTCCCATGGGGTTGACCGGGATCATTTCCACGTCCGACCCCTATACCGGGATTACGTCAACCGATTTCCAAAATATTGACCGTAGTACCTATGTATGGGCGCGGGCGCAATCCGTCGCCATGGGAAGTGTCGCTATTACTCCGGAAAAGATTCTCGAACTCATCATGGAAGTGGAGCATTTTGGCCGGGTCGGGTCTTTATGGACCAATGAAGTCATTTGGAGAGCGATGTTCAAAATCTTTGGCGTCGATGTCACGATGCCGAACGAAACCGCTCTCTGGCAAGGTTTGGAATCCCTTGCGTTCTATGGTGGACGTAAAGGGAAGATCCCGATCTTCTCGGATTCGGACTGCCCCGATAACACCATGGTTGCCCTCGACGAATCCCTGCTCACCGTCTATGCCCCCACGGATAACGGACTGACCTGGATTCCCGGAGACAACGGGATCTTGAGTCGAGTTCAGGGCAAAGATGAACTCACGGCGCAACTGGTTTGGTACAACAACTTCGGCACTCCGAAGCCCCAGGGCTTAGGCCGGTTGACGGCTATCAAACACGCCGCGAGCTAAGGAGAAAGAAAATGTCTTTTCAAGGACCGAATCAAGACCTTACAAAGATGAAAGCGGAGAGGGTTGTTGTAACCAAGCACCTGGAATTGGTTGGAGACACGAACTCGACCGATGCAGGCGCGATCGATGTCGATACGCCTATCACTTACATCACCCAAACCGGAGCGGCCGAAACCAGAACCCTTGGGGTAGGACATTATGAGGGTCAAGAGAAGACCCTTATTAACACCGTCTACGCCGCGGATACCGTTGTCACGGCCGCCCTATATGGTTCAAATACTACAATCACATTCAACGCCGCCGGCGATGCCTGGACGGGTATTTGGCACGCCGGTGAATGGTGGACCAAATCCATCGCCAACGGGACGGTTATCGGTTAAAAAAGTACAGGGAAGGCGGCGAGCGTCGCCATAGGAGCGCCCGCCTTCCCTTACGATTAAAAAGGAGAAATCTATGGCTATTCAAAAGTCAAGAATGGTTTTGGACGGAAGATATCAAAGTATGAAGGGGTTGGATTTTTCTCTTGCTGAAACCCTGGAAACCGGGCTAAGTACCGCGGGTAAAGCAATTAAATTCCGCGGAACATACCCCGCGACAATGGGCTATGCCCACGCCACCTACGGCGGCATCAAGATCATGGGGAATATGTATGCGACCACGGCGTCCGGTGATGATGCCGGGAAGTCCTACGCCCGGGTTGTCAGTGTCGAGGGGAATTGCGTTGGGGCCTCGGAATGTGCCGCTGGAGCCTTTCGTGCAGTCATCACCAGGGAAGCGACCTATCCCTTTGGGACCACCGGGACCGGCGGATGGGGAGGCGCGTCCGACATGGGGGCCAGGATTGAAGGCTACAACTACGCCCTCAACGGATCGGCAAAGGGAGGCCTTCAGACCCTTCGGATCTATGCCTACAATGCGCCCGGGGGAAGCCTCTCGAATCTTTTGGGATGCGAAATATCAGTCTACGATCGAGGCGAGTATGCGTCTAGTGGCTATTCGTCAGACAACGTGACGACCCTAATCGTCTCTCAGCGTTGTCGATCGGTCGTCAAAACAAGGACCAACCTCCTTGTCGTTGACGATCGAAGCGACGGGTCCCACAGCATCACGACCTGCACCTCGTCGGCCATGATCCGTCTCCATTCTGAAGGCGGGGCGTCATTCGGCGCAAGGGCTTCCGGGATTCATTTCGGGTCCGCTGGCACCGGAACCGGCTGGACAAACACCTTCTCGTTCCAGACGGCCACCGGGAAAGAAGGGTTCACGGCAATAGCCGATGGAGATTTGAAGGGTAAAGTTAATGGCTATATCAAGGTCTATGATGTAGCGACCGCCCAAACCCTTTATATCAACTGTTACGATACCGTTCCCTCTGCTTAATGTTAAGAAAAGAGAGGGGGAGGATTTCCTTCTCCTCTCTTTAAATAATTCTCAAGGAGAAAAAAGATGAAGTACAAACTCGACATCATTAAGGCGGCGGTAAATGAGTGACCAACCGGCCGTTCTCCCGACAAAAATCAAGCCCCTCCAAGTTGCCATGAACCTCACGGTTTTGGATCGACTGAACATCCTCGGGATTTTGCCTTTCATTAAGCAAGGTAAATTATTGGACATGATCTTGATCGATAAGATCACCGAACGCCTAGGCCTCACCGATGACGAAGAAAAAGAAGTCGGGCTTCAAGTGAAAGATGTTCCGGCAGAAGACGGCTCCATGGGGAAAACTTTTTTCTGGAACAAGGAAGCCGACAAAGAAAAACTGATTATCTTCACGAAGAAAGAGTACGCCCTTATTGATCGAGCGGCCCAAGCCGTTGACGCCGCAGGGCTTGTGCGTAGGGAACTCGTCCCCACGCTTCAGAAGATTCTCGTCATTCAGGAAGAAGAAGAAAGCGAATGATCGTTCCGAAATGGTTTGAACGAGAACTGAAGATCATAGATCCCCGGTATTATCCCGTTTGGAATACGGCTTGGAATTATTGGGAGATCAAGTGTCGGCTTGAATTAAGCCGATCAGTAGAGAACCCGAAGACGATAAACAATGGCGAGATTATCAAACTCAGTCTACGGAACCCAACCGTAGCCGTATTCCAGAGCCTAAGCGAAGATTCACTTTTCCAGTTGAGAAAGCGAAAATACATCGGGTTGAAATTCCATCGCGCCTATGACGGAAACAAGGCGTACATTGAAGACGTGTTACGTCGAAATGCAGAGGCCAAGAGTAAGAAGGAAGAACTCGCGGCTGAATTGATGGCCGAAGGATATATGAAAATATACGACCTGGAGCACAAAAAAACATACGTGGGTTCATCTTCTCAATTTAAAGAAGGTGAGAACCATGACCCTAGCGGAGCTTAGAACTGCTACAAGAAATCTTTCGCGCCAAGCCGAATCCGATTCCGGGACGTTGTTCCCGGCCGGAGATGTTCTTCTCGATTGGTTTATAAACTCTGCCGCCGAACTCGTAACCCTTGATCTTGTCGATTATTTGCCCTCGAATTTTTTGACCTACGAAGACATAAGCCTCGTCGCCGGCACTTCATCCTATACCTTGACGGCCGAGTGGCTACAGATATATGCGATGAAGAGGAATGTCACGGATGAAAGCGCTCAGATCATCCCTTATTACGAAACCACCGAAGAACTTTTGGCCCAGGTGAATGGCGAGACTGCGGAATTCCCGGTCGGGTTCACTCTGAAAGGGAACTCGATTATCTTTATGCCAAAACCTTCGGTATCGAAAACGAGTTACGCCCGGTGTTGGATTATCGCCGTTGAGTCGGCAACGATCGGTTCGGCTGGACCAACCTATATCCCTCGCCATGCTCATCGGCTTATCCCGCTTATGGCTTGCGTGTTGATCGGACAGATGTTGGAATCCAAGGCGACGGGATATTGGGAAAAGATGTATCAGTACTGGTTGGGTAGGGTCAGAGATATCGTCGGTCAGAGAATCCAGCAACAGCCAACTTTTGTGAAAGGAAGTTTCACGGATAAAATGTACAGAGATTCCCGCGATCTGGCCTTTATTGATAGGGTCGGATATTTGGATCGATAATGATAGAAGAAGTTTCCGGACTTCAATCCTACGAAGCCCTGCCTTCGCTTGGGGTCAATGAACTTGTTTCCGTAACCCAGGTTCCGGCCCAGGGTTTTATCTACATGAATAACTGGAGATATTCCCGGGATGGCTCCAGGATAGAGAAGCGCGGTGGGCTTTCAACCCAGGTCGATTTAAGCGCCGGGGCCAAGGCAATTTATGGATATGCGACGTATTACAATGCGTCGGCCGTGTTTTGTGAAATCGTCGTTACCTCTGCCGCGGTCTGGAGAAAGGTCGGGTCAGGGTCTTTAACCTCAATTCATACCTGGACAACCGCTCTCGCCCATCCGGTGAATATCCTGGAGATCAATAACCGGATTTACATTCTGACTGAAATCGACAACATCATGTTGCTTTCGGACGGGACGAAAGTCCAAGTTGGGATAACTGCTCCGGCAACGATTCCTACCGTCGCCGCGACTTATGACGCCACCTTGCTTGACGAGGACTGCGCCGCGATAACCGACTGGACCTCCGGGGATCTTAACTCCGGCGTTTCTTCTCAGGCGACCTTTGATTCAAAATCGTGCATGAGGCTCTTGGGGGCGGCAAGCGCCGGGAGCGTTGCGAGAAGGTATCGGACGATCACGAATTTAGGACCGAAGTATAGCGCTGAATTTTCTATTTATTTTGACACGCTTGGAAGTAAGTCAGAATCCGATTATTTTGGATTGAAAATAAATAATGGGCGAATCGCCTTTGAACTTCGAGTGGACGGGAACGATGTTTATATAAACTCAGCCGGATCGTACACGGCTTGTGGGGCCACGATCTATAAAGACCGATGGCTAAGGTTCGCGGTTCTCGTTGACACTGCCGAAACGGGGACGGAGTGGTACGAACTGTTTATCGACGACAAAAGTGTGGGCCGGTATTTTTGTGACAATGCCGATACTACAAACGTCGGCCGGGTTCTCGTGGAAGCATCCGGAGTGACCACGGCTTCTGATGTTTATATCGATTACATAAAAATAGGACAGACCGATGGCGGTCAACTTATTGGACGATATCGATACGCCGTCGCATATCGAAGAAGCGGGAATTATGGCGACGTGTCGAACCCCATTAAGTCACTGATCGGAGCCGTCACTTTTGTCGGTTCGGGATTAAACGACCTCACTCTTTCCGGAACATACACTGGAGACAGGACCAGGAACTTCAGAGTTTATGTTGATGGCGTCGGAACCCCGAACACCTTCAAGTGGAGCGAAGACAACGGCACAACCTGGAATTCAGTGACGGCGAGTATGGCCGCGGAAGTTGCGATCACTTGGGGGGTAACGTTGAAATTTGCGGCGACCACGGGCCATACCGCAACCGAGTATTGGAACTTCACGGCCTCTGCGATTTCCACCGTTGCACTTCAACAGAAAGTGACCGTCTCGTCAATCCCCGTTTCCTCTGACGCCCAGGTCGATACCAAGGATGTTTATCGAACGTCGTCCGGGGGTTCTGTTTATTATCTCGTCGCTACCATCCCAAACGCGCAGACAACTTTTGTCGATAACCTTCCCGATTCTTTTCTTGGGATTGACATGAAAGAAGACCGGGCGATCGCTCCGAAAGGGAAATATTCTTCCTATTGGGATGATCGGTTGTGGATAGCTGACGAAGACGAGAATATTATTTATTATTCGGACATAAACTTCCCCGAAGCCTTTGACCTGACTTCTCGTTATATCAGCGTCCGGCAAGGTGAAAGCGATGATGAAATAACGGGGATGATTGTCTATAAAGGGTATCTCTATCCCTTCAAACGGAAGTCGATTCTGATCCTGAGAAAGAAAGCGAGTGGAGCTTATGGCCGGTTTTCCGTGTGTCGGGATTTTGGTTGTATAGCGCCCTGGTCGTTGAACGAAACCTTCGGACTTCTCACGTTCTTGAGTTTCAGGGGGTGGGAAGTCTTCAACGGTTGCGAAGGTTTCAGCAACCAATTTGGATTGATGATGGACCGGACCCTCCAGACCGTCGATAAAACGTATCTCGAAAGAATTTCAGCGGTAACGAACTTACGGTATAACGAAATTATCTTGAGTCTTCCAAATAGAACAGGCGGGGAATCGGCCATTACGCTGGCCTGTAATTATCTCAAGGGCCAATGTTTCTATACGTTCTCATATTCAAAGACTCCATCGTGGTTTGGTCAGGTTCGGAATTCTTCTGGAGACCTGAAACTTTACATGGGAACGACCGATGGCTATGTCCTTGAGTGTGACTCGGGAACCCAAGATATCACGACAAACATCACGGCCCGGGGAGTGACGGGCTACGTGAGACATGAAGTCCCTCAATACTTTTTACATTTTGAATGTGAATATGAAGCCCCGACGGCAATCACGTTGTCGGCAAAGATTTATACCGATTTTGATAAAGACGTGAAGCGAACGGTTGCCTTGGCCGGGGCGACTCCCTCGGCGACCGATATCGAACTCCGGCGACCGATCAAGAACAAAGGTGGGATGTCGATCTCCGGTCAGTTCTCGTGCGTTGAACTCTATAACGCCGAGAACGTTGGCGCGGCTTTAAAGGTGAATTCATTCAAGGTTTTCCATGCCCCTGTTGAAAGACGAGAACAGGTCAAGGGGGATTAATGGAACTCTCCACGTACACGGCGTTGAAGACGGACCAGCAACCAGTAAATCCTTGGCTGGAAAAGACGTTCAACGACTGTAGCACGAACCCTGAACCCGAAGATTGGGAAGATCAATATGGGCTTGAATATCCGACGGAAGCACCTGCGGCGACTTCGACTTCAACATCAACGACGACTACGACGACCTCGGCTTCTGGATGTTATTGGAAGAAAACGGGGTCTTCGATCTATTACACGGGTTCCGTCTGGATAGGAACGGCAAGGAAGTCCAATTATGATCCTCGCGCCTTGATATCAAAAAGGGGAACGGCTACCGCAGACGAGATTTTACTTGAACTCCGGAATAGTGTTTATGCCGCCGGCAGTGGAATGGCCGGAACTTCCTCGTCTCTGGTTTGGTCATATTCAGTCCCAACAGAGGAATCGACAGGATATAAAGTAGCCGGGATTAAGGCCGGGACGGCCGCATCATGGTCGATAAATACCTTTACCTCGCTTGGCATTGTCAGGACATGGGGGACGAGCGGGACCGGAGCCGGTCAATTTGACGATCCCTATGGAATCTGCACGGATGGAACATATATTTATGTCGCGGAACATACAAACCATCGGATCTCAAAATGGACGGCGAATGATATTTACCTGAATGGGATAGGCGGAACGACGGCCGGAAGTGGAAACGATCAATTCAACTATCCCCACGGAATGTGTTATTACGGGGGCAAGATTTACGTTGCCGATTCTTTCAATGATAGGATTTCTATTCGGTCTTCAGCCGACCTTTCCTATGTCGATAAATTTGGGACGGATGGTTCGGGTGATACAAATTTCCAGGAACCAAGTGGTATCTGCACGGACGGAACTTATTTATATATCGCAGACACGGGTAACAACAGGATTATAAAAAGACTCCTGGCA